TTATTGTACTGTTGACCGAGTACTTCTACGTATCTGATAGACATGGGACTTCTAAAACTTTACTCAGAATCCTCTGAGTCTCCTCTTTAATATGGTGTTGACTATTAATCCCAGGGTAATTTCTGAATATAGTGGAGTTAGCCCGTTTATTGACGTATACGTCATTGAGAAATTGATATTCTTTCTCGGGTAAATCGGCCAACTTTACCAGAATGTTGGAGTATTCAGATAGCATTTTGTCGATACTATCTTCCCGGGGATTTTCATCTTCGAAGGGCACCTCAGTGTCCTCGTTTATCTCTTGATACGTGACCTGATATGCCCTCCTGGTCTCCCGTATCAACGACTCCTTTAGCCCGGTCATTTCGGCCACTTCATGGTCGGGAATTTCCGGATTTGCACCTATAATCTTCCGTATTTTTATATACGTATCAGCATAAGTCCGAGGGACCTTAATCATTCTCGAGCTGTCTCTGAGATAGTTCAAGAGCTGAAAAGTAAGCGACCTGTTTAGCCAGGTACTAAAGTTGGCTTTCTCCGGATCCCACTTGTCGTACAATTTGACCATAGCCTCAAGAGCTACTGATCTCAGTTCTTCAAACGGAAGTCCGCTAAAGCCCGAAACTTTCCTAGCTGCATGAGAGGCTTTCCACATATTCTCGCGAATATGCATCTCTCTGGTTCTTTCATACTCCGATCGTCTAACCCCCTTGAGGTTTTCTAATTCTACCGGTCTCATTTAATGTTCTTTAGTACAAAATCTTTAATCTGAGTAGCAGACATAATGCCTTCACCGTTGAAGGCGATTAGGTTGCATTCTTCGTCGAAGATGGCGAACTCTGGGGTCCCGTTGCCCGATTCTCCGGGTACCAGAGACTCTAGGAATTCCCAGTTGTCATCAAGGACGTTAAATTCTCCCCAGCCAACCCTGAGCTCAGGGTATTCTTCTGCTATTTCACCTGCAACTCGGGCGAAAATCGGCGCCATGGCTTCGCAGGCGGGGCAGCCCGGTTGTCGAAACAAAACTACGCGGTAACGGAACTCTTGAGTGTCAATCATAAAGGAAAGTTGTAGACTAATACAGGTGTATTGTAGCACATACATTAGGGATTGTTAAGAGTCCACTTTTTATGGTGAGGTCGTTTTTTGTTGGCAACCTCACTTAAGTGCCCTGCGTTAAGATTTTGCTCAGGGAACATTTTAATTAGCTCAAAAAGGGATTTTTGTAGAACCTCTCCGTGAACAGGGTGATACCAGTCTCTAGGTGTGTATCTAGGGTTATTTTTCCCAGACCTCTTTTCGGACATTTTTGCCTTGGTCTCCTCTGTATGCTTTTTACCATACATAGGGTGACTCTCTCCCGTTTTACCGTACAAGTGGTTATTTTCCCCCGATTTAGCCTTAGATATTTTCTTTCTGGTTTCCTCAGAAATCACTCGACCACGAGAAGCTTTGGATAAATTCTTTCTATGCTCTTCACTATGCTTTTTACCTAGACGGGCCTTAGACAGTTTTGCCCTGGTTTCTTCCGACACAACTAAACCACGAACTCCTTCTCCCCCATTAGTCAGATTCCGTAAGATTCCTGTCCCAAGGTCCTTCCTGCCGTAAAACGCAATCAGCTCCCTCTCAATCTCGCAAGCTTTTTCCCACTCAAGACTCTCGTGAAGTATTACTATCCTGTCTCTTGGAGGAGGACCACCACAACTCCTCCTGCCTGTATAAGGCCTCTGAGGCTTACCAATCCCGATATAGTACGGAGTCCTGTCTTCTCTAACCCACTGATAAACGACTGTGTCCATAGCGTAGAGATGTTACAGATACGTGGTTTTCAAAGAGCCACGGCCCAGCATTGAAGTAAGCCGTTGATTACCCCCAGAGTAATTCGCCTGAGGTAGCTGTATTCGGCTTCCTCCATGCGCCGCTTTCCCACTCCCCATAATTTCATCTCTAAATACTTTAATTGCCAACACAAAGCTATCAACAAAATCGTCGTGTTTAGTAAATGGAAAGGCTGTCAGCTCAGACATCAATTCTCCAAGGTTAGGGATCTCAGAATAAATAGAAATTCGACCCTCTTCAGCAATAGGGGCTGCCTCATTAGCGCGAGCTACTTTGTCTTTCGTGGGGATAACTTCTTTTACCGGCATCTGCAGCTCTTTGCGGAGCATCTGTATAAGAGGCAGACCCGAAGCTCTCGCCTCAATATAAAGCGCTCTGACCTTCCATGTCTTAAGCCACAACGGCATTGATTTCAGCAGCTCAGGGAACTCCGCCCTCTCTTTGTAAACGTGGAGCAGGTGAAGCTTTCTGGTTTTTCTGACAACCCCTAGTATGCAAATAACGGAAGAATCATTCATTTCACCTTTTTTTAGCGCCGTATCAGCCGTAGCATAGATGTACTCGTAATTTTCTTTGTTCTTATCATGATACTCGAACCAGAAATCTTTAAATATCGCCCCGCTCTCGCCACTAGGACGACCCTGGTACAGGACTTCGAAGGTTTTCGGATCCTGTTTTTTAATACTCTCTAAAGCAGAGGTAGGGAAGAACTCTGGCCAATGAGATTCGTTAAGTTTTCTACCCAGAGGATCAGTGTCTTCATCGGTACAAAGGGCCGGAACATTGAGCTGTAGCCAGCCTTCCGGGTCACTGGTAATAAGTCTTCCAGAAACATCCTCTTTGTGGAACCTGGTTCCAATACTTGCGACGCAGTTGTTTGGTAGACCTCTAGTCAAAAACTGAGTTGCAGTCCAGGAAAAAGTAGATTCAAGAACCTGGGCTGAATTACCGTCTTCGAGCAAGTCGTCTAATATTCCGATACCGGGTAAATCATCCTCACTGATAACTCCGTAGCCAAAACCAGTGACACCGCCTCCGGCCGATGCGGACATTATCAGCCCGCCTTGCTCGGATCTTATAGTTTTTAGGTTAGAGTTTCTCTCTAACACTTCGCACTCCGGGAATACCCAGTGAAATGCCTCGCTTGTAGTATAGGCTAGAATAGAACGGCTGGCCTCTTGGCTGAGTTTTAAAGCGTAAGAAGCCAAAATAAATTGCGAAGTAGGACTTCTGCCAAGCTGCCAAGTAGGCATCAGTTTTGACAAGAGAAGAGATTTGCCAGTCCTGGGAGGAAGGGATATCACCGTTCTTCGATACTTCGTATCGCCATCGCAGATACCTTGGACATAATCACATATCAAAGAGTGGACTTTATAAGGTTTAAATATTCCATTAATACCTATTTCTCTCGTAATAAACTTAGCAAAAGTAGTAAATTCAGTTCGGCATCGAAGCCTGAGCAGTTCTTTCTTATCGCTGTTAGACAAACTCTCTATATTTTTAGACATCTCGAGGACTAACTGCTTTTCTTTATCTCTTTGTTTTTTATTCACAATCGGTCTGCCCCCTCCTGTTTACGATATCATCGTATAGTGAGCTTTCACCGGGTACTGCACCTTCTCTTAGAGAAGGTGATAGAGAACCGTCTGTAATCCCCCTAGACGATACCGACTTCAGCCTACTTAGCTGCTCGGGAGACAGAGTCGAATCCAGTACCGTATCTTCTACCGGAGGAGAATTGTCCCCGAGCTTAGATTCCAGACTGATAGACAGAACCCTGTCTCCATCAAAAAGAGTACGTTCTTGATCGAAAGGATCGGGTATAGTGTCGTCATACACACCGAGAGTAGTATCGAGGTTGAACCCAGAATCCAGCGTCTTCCACTCCCTATAAGCCGGCTTAACAGCTCCGTCTATGATATCTTCTGCCAGCTCTCTATTCACTCTTAGTAATCTAGCGAGATCGGGTATGTTCTGAAATGCCAGAGATATAGGAGTGGTGACATTAACACCCACCCTTGGGCCGTCTTTAACCTGATCGAGACGTTTAGTGAATTTGTAGATATCTCTTATAGCCTGCGAGTTCTCCCTCACATCTCGTATTAGGAGGGGCAGGATAGCCAGTTCTTCGCCATATCCGATACCCCTCAGAAACCTATATAGCGCATCGATTAACTTTTTCTCAATCGACTCTATTCTAGTGATATTGTTATCCGCCACCTTAAGCGATTTTTCTACCGCTTCGAAGGTATAAGTAAGCTCGGACTCCTTATCGACCTGGTCAGCGTATCTCGATGAGAAATACTTCTCAGCCATTTCACCCACCCTAGAGATCTCCCTAATCGATGCGCTTAGGTTTCTTATATTGCCCGGCAACAGCTCTTCCCCTACTCCGGTAAAAGACAGCCCCTGGTCCTCGGCTATCGGGCCGGCATTATTCTCCAAGGGATTACCCTCAGCGGCATAAGAATTCGCGTTATTTGATGTCATAGAGCCGCACTTCTCGATTAAATTATTGCCATCGCTATCCTCCCCATGCTCGGTCTTTCTGCACTTAGGATCACAGGGGCAGCCCAGGGACCCCGATGAGCCAAACAACCCTGTTAGACCTTTGACCCCCGATATTATAGTCTTAGCCGCGCTGAATCCACCTCCAATAACTTTGTCTAGGTTATTTAGACCTATGCCCCCATTGCCCAATAGATCCTGAGCAACACTAGCCAGGCCAGACACCCCGAGAGCAGTGGTAGCGAGGGTAGGTATTGCATTAGCGGGTGCTGGGAGCTTCGAAATCTGGTCCAGGTTACCCATTGATCCGAACAGCTTAGGTATCTCACCCAGAGAGCCCGAAGAGAGGCCCGTCGCCAATGTCGACAGTAGTTGCGGAGTTACAACGTTGTTTCCTATAGCACCATTAACCGTCCCACTTACTGCGGCAAGGAGGCCGCCGCCAGAAGCCGAGTTTAGGATATTTCCAAGCGAGCTGGGATAAGCGGAGGTCAACAGGTCTTTAGCTATCCCCACCACAGGCGATACATATCTGTTGACTTCAGGCGGCAATTGATCCAGACCTATGGCAACTGCGCTGTCCACAGCTCCCATTATTCCTCCGCTCATTAGTCCGGTCATCACCGACGCTGCCTGAGGGTTAATCGACAACATCGCGTTTCGCAGAGTACTCTGTCCGATCGATAAGAGGGCGGAATCCAAGTCTCCCCCAGTCACCCCGTTAACGAGTGCGTCTGCCGCACTTCCAACACCGGTAAGTGCCTGTGCCGTAGCAGGGGTCAACGATCCATCCCGGTCCAGATCTTCTCTGATCAACTGAGTTATTGTTTCTACGGGAATGCCTGTCTTTTTTCTCAACGCCTCGTTAGCGACCCTTCTCATTGTCTGGGCTCCGTCGAAGGCGGTAGCGGGCACGAGACCTGCGAGACGTAGCAGCTCTTTGAGCCTGGGGTCTGTCCCGGTAATATCAATATCCGCTATGGCGGTGTCGAAGGCGACTTCTGCTATCTCTGGTTCTTTGGCCCAGTCATCCGCAGACATGGGGCTTTCAGACAAAGTTTCAATAGGGTTAAATCCTGTTGTGAATTGAATCCTTGTAAGAGGGGGTTCTTTGCTAAAAAATTGATGAGGTATACGCCTCCCCTGCCGTACCCAGAGCAGCAGCCCCTGATATCTTTGACAGACTATGAACTCTGAGTTATTGCCGTCATCCAGCACAGCTTCCATGCCATGGACCTTCTCACTGCATTTTGGCAACGTGGTTCGGAAAAATACTGGCGGAGCGCTTTGGGGTAACCAAGAGAAGTTTTTATTCTCATCCCTCCTACATACCATAGAAGTGGTACGGAATCTCCTGTCTTCAGTAAATTCATGATCTTCTCCAAGCAATGACTCATTGCATTCAGGTATTCCCGGGTTTCTCTCCTGAGCCTGAGTAACAGCAGAGGTAGTTTCGTTTCCCGGGTTAATTCCTTTCTCTACCCAAAGCCCGCTTGTAATCGATTTCCAAGACCAGGCGGGTTTACTTCCCGCCTGATTACTTGTACGTCTAAGGCAGACAACCACATCCTGGTTCATCTCATTGCTGAGGATGTACATCCGCCCCTCATTTCCCTCATTACATTTCATCCCCGAATCTGTAGTCTCATTCCAGACCGCAGTACTTTCGTCGATGATGGGAAGTTGCAGAGGGTTTCCTGAAACCCCGATGTCCGGATCGTTTCTTATAACCCCTACGACATACATATTCTCCGACCTGCCATTAGTCTTGCCGACCAGCACTTTTGAGCCGATATACCTCGCGCTCAGTACCCCCTTATTCGATCCGGACACAGGTATCCACTGGGAGACAATCCCATCCTCAGTGGTAACCTTCACCCGACCTAGCTTCAGCGGGTCATTGATATCGGAGATGACTGCCTCTTCGTTGAAGGGGTCGGCGTAGGGAACTCCCAGAGTTTCAATAATTCTAGTCTGAGCTCTGGCCATATTTGCCAGAGGCTTGAAAGGATTTTCAGCCATTAGGTTCGAATAGGATGTCGTCAGCTACTAAGAGATCTGCTGCCGAGTAAGCGTACTGGACGCGTTTTATAGAAGTACATGGTACGTAATTCTCTAGGACGCTAACAGTAGCGTCCCACGTACGTCCATTTCTATTATAGTAAAAAGGCATACGAATAACAACAGTATTGGCAGACTCTTCATCTTGAGATGTCGATATATCGGCTATGAGCTGGTTGGGGAAATTACCCACCTCGGCGTCGGAGTCAGTCCCCACACGGAGCACATCGGTGATCAGAGGGAGATTTACCGGAGCGGTGGACTCATTAGCCCTCAGGCCGCTTTTGACGCTGAAAGTACCATCTTCGGTATTGTACACCATTTCTTCCGGACTAGGGGCTTTGATATTAAGTACCCAGAACATGAACAGGAGGGATATCAGGCTACCCCGAGACGGTAATAGTCCGGGCCATTGGGAAACATCGACCTTTAGCGAATTAAACTGAGATAGCGAAGTCAGCTCTGTGTCCGAATCATACCCCTTGGAGATGTATCTGTAGGCCGTGGTAACTTCGCCAGTACTCTGATCCACACTGAGCTGCTCGATGGACGATTTATCTATCAACCTGAAGGTGTCAGTATCAGGATCTTTAGTCCACAGAGAATCCTCCTCCAGCATGTTTACATGGGCATTTTTTAATATCTTTCTTTTCACCCCACTAGGCCATTCTATATTCCACAGCCCGCCAATAAACCCGAAATGCTGCGCTAACCAGTCCAGGTTCAAGGGATAACAAGTATCCGGATTAAGAGTATTTCGATAAAACCTATCAACACTCAGTTTCGACCCGGAGAGTAGATCATCGGTACCAGAAGTTAGCCACTTAGCCGCTGTATCTTCACCCTCCCTGTTATACGCTCCTTCGACTCCAGGGAGTCTATTATACACGGGACGTGAGATATCGGCATCTTCCGACACCCTGGCATGCCTCATTCTGCTCCTAGCTATTTGTACGCAGCAAGAGTACAGTGTGGAGAGGGAGTTATAGCAGGATATCAAGAATTCTCTGTTGTTAATCAAAAACCTATCAAGCCACACCGCATTGATTTCTTTCTCGATAAATTCATACCACACAGGGTCTACTTCGCCTTTCAAGTAACCCAGCAGTCTGTCTTTAATCTCCGGTTCAGCTCTAACTTCTAGGAAGTTCTGACCTATAATCGACCGGACAAAGTCATCCACACTATCGGTAATAGCGCGAACTTCTAGATTTCCATACGACCGGAGTATAGCTCGGCGTATAAAAGACTCCGAGGTGTAAGTGTTTGGTGGCAGATATACAGTGGAAGATATGCTAGCCACTCTATCCACATTAATCTCCCCCGCTCCAGCGGGGAGTTTGTAAATTCCCTTCGTAATACTCTGAAGCTCTACGGATTCCCTGCCAAATACGAAATAGTATAAGCCGGACACTGTCAGAGAGTCGTATCTCCACTTCTCCCCACTAACCCTGCTCAGGGTGCCTATGCGGCATTTTCCAACTTCACACTTAACATCTGTTCCTTCGGAACAAGTTGTCCCTATCATCGTGCAGTTCTCGTATCCTCCTTTTACCGGAAATCCATGACCAAGGACTGTCGAGTTGCTATCGAGCAGAGTCGGTAGAATATGACTATGAGATACAGATTTATACCTATATCCGTCTACACTCCTCTCGCCATAAACCGAGTCGATAACACCGTCTCTGGTTTCTACTATAGGGGTGGAGAGAAAGTTGATATTACCTATCTTGTTCTGGAAGATCTTACTTGATCGGCGATTCCTAAATTCATAGGTAACTTTTCCCGACCCTACACTGAAGGCCGGTGACCTATACTTCTTCCCCTTCTCCCTATCCCAAACGCTATTAGACAACATCGTACAAATTATCGTAGGTGTAAGTTAATACGCTATAGTCGATTACTGAGACCAGGGAGACTATCGACCGGTAAAGCTTAAATGCCGAGGTAGAATTGGCCACTACAAGTGGGTCGGTGGATGTTTTGGATACAGCCCGCCCATATGAATACGTACACACCGTGCCGTCAGCAGACTCGGTGCCTAAGAATCTTCCACAAATCCCATCAGTAGCACCGATTATAGTGGGGTCTAACAGCATTTCTTTTATGTCCATGGTCCTGACGTCTTGTACAAAATCTAGATCAAGGATCTCCCTTAGCACCGTTGACACAGAGAGATTGTTACCAAGCCCAATCTGAACCGGACTGATGTAGTCTACTAGCAGGGACTGGATCTGACCGGCTAAGGTGTCGGTGAAAGTAGTAGTTTCCTGCGGATTCCAAGAAACACTTATGACAGATTCTACTGGCAATATGGAAGGAGAAGACAGGTAGACATTCACATCGAGAGGTACGCGATCTCTCAGAGAGGTGAGCAGGAGGGATTGCGTGGGTGTTGACAATTCGCTACCATCCTCGCCACCCGCTATGATAAAAACTCCCCTGGAATCGTTTCCAAACCTCTCCTCATAGGTCATTACTTTGATAATTTCGGCCTCAGGAGCTACCAGAGCTACTTCTTGCTCCAGATCACTACGGGAGGTGAGATTTCTCCTGCCCATGAGCTGAAAAGCCCTGGTCTTCATCTCATCCACAGTCTCCAGATCCTGGCCGCCTGTGGCAGGAGAATTATTAGTGATAGAGTCGAGGCCGAGGAAATTCCTTTCTATCCGATTGATAGAACCGGAGGGCACGTTATATACTTCGCCCCATTTCTCGGACTGAGCGGTAACTACGGCAGAGTCTTCGGTCATCCTAACCTGGTCGAGGAGGGTATAGACTTGGCCGCCATCGGCATAGACTTTCGTCCCCGGAGGTATGGTGACAGGCCTACTGTAGCCGGGAACACGGAACAGAGTGATATCTACCAGGGCACGGGAACCTATTCGCCTCTGAATGCCAAAATTCCTCAGCCATTGAATACTAACTGCCTCGGGCATAGAGTTAAGATAGTAGAGCAGTTCTGCCTGAGCGAATCCTTGCCCCTCGCTAATCGCGGCCAGAGGGGAAGCTGGAGTAAAATCGGTCAACTGACCGCCCGACTCTACAAACATCCGAGTCTGTATAGCCCTGACAATATCGTTGGTGTTACGACTGTCTATCTGAAGCGGTAATAGTGGTCCGTAGATTTCAGTTGCCATATTTAACTCTCAAAAGTTGTCGATCTAGTCCGAGAAGAATAAGGTAGCCCGGTATCAGCGTTGTCAGATTCATAGTCGGGCACTAAACTGGTATCGATAAAATCACCGTTAGAATCGGTAGCCGGATCGTAGATGGTGTATCCGTTGATATCGACCACTAGTTCTGAAATATCTACATTGTACATGGCCTGATCCGCTTCGCTAAGGGCTCCGAAACCGCTCAAGTCTTTTAGTGTGTTGATGGTTCCCAGGCCGGAGAGGGGGCGGAAGACTTTACTTAGATCGGAGATATCGGAGGGGGAGATTGTATCTACGATGTCCGGCCTACTTAGTGATTCTAAAGGCTCGGTAGTAGAATATCCTACATATCCGTCCTGAACCGACTTTGCCAGTGTCTGCGGTATATCGATAGAAGTATTACTGAGGCCGGGGTAGGCTATGTTAGAAAAGTACTGATCGGGTGTTAGATATCCTGTGTCGAAAGATACCCCCCGGTAGTCAGCGGCCATATCGATGCTGTCATCAAGCTGTATTCGACTGCCCTCTGGCAACTTATCCAGCTTATTGTGCGCCATAGACGAGGCGAGACGGGAAAAGAGGTTGAGGTCGGGATTTAAAGACTCGAGACTAGTCTTTACTCTCTGGCTGTCTAAGGGTATACCGATATAGTCCATTGCATCGGTTAATGAATACTCGTAGCTTGAAGATTCGTTATAGGATTGGGAGACAGATTCGTAAAGGTCATTGGCTATATCGCTCACAGACTTGTACTGACTATCGACGTATCGGGAGAATTCTCCTCCTTCATTATACTCCTGAGTAAGAGTCGATATGAGATCGGATAATTCTATGCCATTTTTTACAATCTCAGAGGGTGCCGCAGCGCCAAGAACCCTAATCGGACTCTTCGACCTAACCTGATTTGCTACTTCAGGATACCTGTCTGCAAAACCATATGCCACTGCGGCGAGATTAGATATTGTAGACCAGGAATCTGTTAAATAGGTTGCCACAGCGATACTTGTCCCACTACCATGCTTTCAACGTTGAAAGCAGAGTAGGAATGTGAATTAAGTAAGCTATGGAAGCTACCGTACAGATTTTAAGTACACCGTTGCCAGGAGAAGAGCCGTTCATCGGAGATGCTGAGGAATCCGAACTCATCGCCAATTCTTCCGATGGCAGGTTGTGGATAGGTAATGTCTCCGGTAACCCAGTCGAGCTGGGCGGATCGTGTGTCAATAGGCCGATTAATGGTAACTTATTCTCCGGGAACTACCTCGACCTCGATGTTACCAATCCAGATAACATGCCGATTCCAGTTCCCGACCCAAACAATGTCCCGCCGGGGTTTTACAGAGAACTACGCATTCTTCTCCGCTTTGTTGGCAACCCTTTAGAGACTTTGACAACCTACTTCGACTACGACGTCGACTGGGGCGACCCCTCCTTCTGGTCAGCTAATCAAGAGACCTGGGGCGGTCTAAATAGCCAGTACTCATCTCCTCTCGATTTCTACGCAAAGTCCGGTTCCGTAGCCATGATCGAACTTAGCTGCTTCGGTCCTTCTCCTGCTTGGAGAGCAAGACTACTATGGGCGAAATGAGTTGAAAGCTAGTTAGAAAGTATTTATTGTTCGACTGTGGATCGTATCGTATTTCAGAACGGAAAGGCTGTTAGCAGTCAGTACCTCAATGAGGTCCAGAAAGGTGATAAGTTTACCGGCAATAGTCGGACGGACTACTATGCCGACCCTACGGCCGGAGATGAGGCGGGGTGGGAGATTGGCCAGAGAGATGGCATCAAGGATTGGGAAATCGCCGATCCCCGGGTA